CTACCACCCCCACCACCTCCTCCAATGGGTCCAGATGGTATGCCACTAGGTGAGTCACCTGCCATGCCTGACCTGGGACAGATGGTAGAAATAACCAAGATGCAGATTCTTAGCATCCTACGAGACAACAAGATGCGTAATTACCGCATCGAAATTGCTTCTGACTCTATGATCGCTATTGACCAGCAACAACAACAGCAAGAGGGCGTAAACCTTCTTCAAACCGCTGGTAGTTTCTTTGATCAAATGAGAGGTCTTGTAGACCAGTACCCGCCGCTAGCTGAGTTTAGTATCAGCTTCTTTCAAAACATGATTAAGCGTTTTAAGGGAGGCAAAGAAATTGATGGTATCTTTACTAAAGCTCTTCAACAAATTGCGGAGATTGCTAAGGCTAAAGAAGAGGCTGCGAAACAGCCACCGCCGCCAGATCCAACCATGCAAGAAGTACAAGGGCGATTGCAAATTGCACAGATAGAGTCGCAAGCTAGGCTGCAACAAGCGCAAATGGAGGCAAACGATAGAGCTGTTCGTAGCCAAATTGAAATGCAAAACCAACAGCTCAAAGCTCAACGTGACCAGCTCGATGCCCAAATAGCTGTTCAAAAACAACAGGCAGATGAATATTTTAAGCAACAAGAGCTAGCCCTTGCTCAGCAAGAGTTGCAAGTTAAGCAGTCAGCTGTTCAGGTTGATATGCTCAAAGTTCAGGCTGGTGCACAATCTGAATCCGATAAGGCTTTAATCAAGCAAGAATCTTCTCAAATGCAGCACATTCTAGAGATTCAAAAGCTAGAACTTGAGCAGATGCGCATTCGCTTATCCGAGTCTGAAAAGCTTATGGAAGAGCGTAGACTTGCTTCGGAACAACAGTTAGAACGTATCCGCATGAGTATGGAAACCATACAAAACAGGCCACAACCTGTTAGCGAAGGTGGTAAGCAGCAACCGATAGTAATTAACAATATCATCCCAAAGCCAAGTAAGAAGTTAGGTACGATTGGAACGGATGACATGGGAAATACAACTTTGTCTATTGATAACATTGATGATAATAAGGATTAGATTATGTCTATGACTAACGCTGCTGAAGCAGCACTTCTTGATTTGCTTTTTTTAAACACAGATTGGGCTAACATTGGCGATGTTGCTGGATTGCAAAACTCAGCTACGGCTGGAAGTTTCTTCATCTCGCTTCATACTGCTGATCCAGGCGAAGCTGGCAATCAATCAACCAGCGAAGCATCATATACTGGATATGCTCGCGTTGCTGTAGCTCGTACTGCTGGTGGATGGACTCGCACAAGCAGCACTGTTGCAAACACCGCACTTGTTCAGTTTGCTCAATGTACTGGTGGTTCGTCGATTGTAACACACTTTGGTATTGGAACTGATTCTACTGGTACAGGAAACTTACTTCTCAAAGGTGCTCTTACATCATCGCTTTCAATTTCCACCGGAATCCAGCCACAGTTTGCCGCTGGTGCTATGACTGCTAGTGTCGATTGATGAAAACTGCGGCCCAGCAAGCAATAGATGAGCAAACATTGCAACCACTATTTAAATGTGGTGATTGCAATGAAATTATCATTGTTTTCAATGGCCGCTTTTTTCGTACTTGTGAACATACAAATGCTGTAATTATTGCAACATCTGAAGCAGCAAAGGCGGTGACAAGTGGCAATAACTAGCGTTGGAGATTTAGCAAACTCTTGGACTAACAATAAGGTTTTCCAATCTAATTGGTTCAAAACTGCAAACCCTACGCCTAATTTCAACGGTCATTGGCTTGATTTGTCTATGGCCGCCGGTACGCCAAAGTTTAATCCTTACGTAGGAAATGCTCTGGAGTTTACCCCGCTTGTTGGTTCTGGCAATAACGGTATAAACGCAGGACTTGGGGGCGATAGCTATCTTGTTCGGTATCGTGCAAGCGGAAGTAATACCAGTAGTCACATTGCGCCAGGCAACTTCATGCTCATGGATTATGTTGGTTTTTATCCGCTCGTTGATATGGATTTCACCAGTTTGCAGGTGTTTGATAATACGAACTATGCCAGCAGATACACATCTGGTTTACGTTTAATGGTTGTAACCACAATCCCTCAAAGCGTTTCGGGTGTGGCAGAAGTAAAGGTTACTTACACTGACAGTAATAATGTTCAAACAAGTGTAAGTTTTTGGGTAACAGCAATTAGTTCAATTGGAACCATAAATTGTCTTACCAGCAACGGATATTTTGACCGTACATTAGGCCCATTTGTTCCTCTTGGCCCAGGCACTATTGATGTAAAACAAGTAGATAGTATTACAATGCTTTCACCTGCTGGAGGTTTTTGTGCATTTGTACTTGTAAAACCAATATACGAAACTACGGTTTACAGTGCTAATACCCCTGTTGAACTTGAGTTTCCAAGAAATAAAGTACCAGCGTTTGTACCTTCTGGGGCTTATTTAAATCACATCGTTGGAACCGTACAAACTACGAGTGCAAGCGGATCAACGACAGGAGTAATTTGTTTTGCAAGGGAATAGGAGAATTGTATGGGCTTTAATAGTTATGACGATCTAATTACACAGGTCACAACAAATGGTAAGATTTGGACGCAACCGTGGAATAGAATTTCTCCTACTGCAATGACCGCTGGTCGATGGTTCGACTTGTTTCTTGGCAGTGGTGACAGAGGCCAGGGTTATCACGGTAATTACGTGAAAAACTGGGGCTTTGATTCTGCTGCTGATTGGACAGGCGTTGGTTCTGGTGGATGGGCTTGGAACGTAGCCGGTACCATGGTGCATACTGCGGGTACGGCTGGTGCTCTTTCTCAGACACCTCTTGCTACCATTGAGGCAAGCACTACTTACACAGTGATTGTAACAACATCATCTCCTAGCGGTACTGGTGGAATTACGATTGATATTGGTGGAACGGCTTCGACTTCTATCACTACTGCTACAACCTCAACCCTTGCTGTAACTACTGGCGGTAGCCCTACTCAGACGATTGCTATTACAGCGGCATCGGGACAAACCATGACCGTTGATAACTTAATTGTTATTGCAGGCGGTACTAACGGGCAGTCCCCTCGTTTCATGCCGTATAATGCAAATATGCAGGGTTGTATTTGGCCAGGCGATTTAATCGGTGGAACTGCAACAAAGCATTTACTTACGATGTCAGCTCAAACGGCTGGTGCTACGACTGTGCCAATAACTTTGCTGCTTGTAGACCTCCTTGGCTGCTATGCGCGAATCGACGGAAATACAGCAACACAACTTACGCTAAGTAATAGTTTAACATTGCCTCGCAATACGACAGGAACGGGTGTAATGGCGTATAGTGTAGTAGCACCAGCAACAACAGGAGCTACTGCTCATAACATAACGCTCGAATATACAAATCAAAGTGGTACAGGAACGCGCAATCTCCCGCAAACTGTTGCAGCGACAGCCTCAGCGGTAAACTCGCATGTTTATCACACAGGAACGGCAGCAAATAACATTGGTCCGTTTTTTCCGCTACAAAGCGGAGATACTGGTGTGCGAAGTGTGCAAAGATGGCAGCAAAGTGCAGCTAATGGTACCGCAAGCACTTTTACAAATCTTGTACTTGCTAGACCAATTATGGAGATACCGCTCACGACTCAATTCCTTTTGTCAGAGCGTGATCTTCTAAACCAGTTCCCATCGCTTCCACAAATACAAGCAGCAGCGGCATCGTCAAATGCTTGTCTTTCATGGCTTGCATACGCAGGTGCAGCGACTCCGGCAAGCACTAACTTCTTTGGCGTACTACGCTACGCATGGGGAGGTTAATAGTAGATGGCACTGAGATTCCACGGACAAAGCCCCATAGCTGCTGTAGGGCCGTATACGGCCTTCCCTGGTAGAACAATAGGGGCTGTCAGTGGAATAGCGCAGCAAACTGATATGCTGCCGCTCTGGTCTGCAAAACGCAATCAGACGGCAGCTTTTGGTACATTAGCAGCTATTCCTGATGGAACTACGCATCCTGTTTCGTGGTTAATGGCGTTACAGGCAGGACGGATATCATCCCGAAATGCAACAGTTACATTTACTGTAAATGGTTCTGGTACGATGGCACGACCTGCTGTCGGAAGTACATCAATCACATTTGATGTACCAGCCGCACTATTGGAGTTAATCGTTTCTGCTGATGGTAACATTTCAATTTCATTCAGTTTAAGTGCAACCTTAGCAGCAGCCGTACCTCTTGCAGGTGATTCGTCAATCACATTTACGGTTAATAATGCAACGCTAGGCGCAATTATTGACGCTGTAGCTAACTCATCCTTTCAATTTATATTGGCTGGTACCCAAACTGCTATTGGTAATTTAGCTGGTGATATTACCCCGTTTGCACCATTATCCCCTCAATCTTTGGCCGGAGCTGTTTGGGAAGCTCTTTCGGCTGATTACAATGCAACTGGCACAATGGGTAACAAACTTAACTCGGCTGCGTCAGCGGGTGATCCTTGGTCTACTGCTTTGCCTGGCTCTTACGCAGCAGGAGAGGCTGGTTATATTTTAGGCAGTCAAGTTTTAACGGAAGCGGATTTAGTTCGCATAGCTGATATAGTTCTACGTCGAGCAACTAGCAATGTAGAAGCATCTAGCGACGGTGATGCACTTAGTCTTAAATCTTTGTACGGAATGGTGGCTCAGGGAGTACACAATACACAAGTTTCTGGCACTACGTTATCTGTCACTAAGTCAGATGACACCACAGTACTTGGCACAAGAACAGTAACAACTGATCCAACAGCAGAGCCTATAATCGGTATGAACAGTGACTAATGGAGGATTTCAAAACCATTTACACATGATGTACGGCTTACCTAACGGCTTTATTCAGGCCAAGGTAACCGATACATCAGATATACTTGCTAGAGGTTTAAAACGCCGTAAAAAGCGTAAAACGGAACAAGAGTTACTAGAGGAATACTTAGCTGCTCAAATACTAGCAGGGCGTAGGCAAGAGGTATTAGAAGCTAAACGAGTAGCAGAAGAAGCATTAGAAAGGCAGAGCTTAGAAAAAGAAGAAAAAGCAAAACGAACAAGATTCTTGATGTTGTTTATGCTAATGGATGATTAAATGAGCAAATATCAACTATTCCAATACTGTCCCGTAGCAGAAAAAGTTGTTCCAATCGCAGAGGTTCAGCGCCGTGTGCAGTCCAATGCTCGTGACCTGTTTATACAGGACGAGATGGAGCCAACACGCAATCCGCTGAACCCAAAAGAAATCTATACCAGTAAATCAAAGCTACGGGCGGCTTATAAAGCTGCTGGAGCTATTGAGGTCGGAGACGCTTATGATCGTGGGTACAGTCCTGAAAAGGAACGCAATACTGCAGATAAGACCGTTTCCGCTTTTATTAACCAAGTAAGAGAGAGGTTAAACCATGGAAGATAATGCAGTAGAAAACACTGAAGTTTCAGCAAAAGTTAATTTACGAGATACCCTACGTCAGCAACTTCAAGACAAGTCCGAAACAGAGATACAATCCGAACCAGCTAAAGAAACAGAAAGTGAGCGCTATGAACCAACAGAGGCGCAAGAAGAAACCCCTGTAGCGGCGGTTGAACCTGAGCGACCTTTGCTCGTAGCTCCAGCCGACATGAACGCTGTTGAAAAAGACGCTTTCCTTGCCCCTACCCCTGCTAATGCTCATATCTTGCAACAGTACCTTAATAGACGTGCGTACGAGACTAAAACACAATACGACCGCAGAATGCAGGAGGTCAATCAGCTTCGTGAGCAGACCAAGGGATACTATGATGCCATTAAGCAATACGAGGATGAGTACGCCAAAGCTGGCATAAGCATTACCGATGTTACCAAGCGAGCTATTGCTTGGGACAAGGCTATGCAGTCCAATCCAGTTGAGACAGCCAGGGAATGGCTTGAGTCTTATGGGCTGACTATGGATGAGCTAATGCAAGCTCCACAGCAGCAACAGCAAGCCAACTACCTAACCAGGGAAGAGGCAGAAAGATTAGCTGAGGACCGTTATAGAGCTTTACAGGGCGAGCAAGAGAAAAAGGCGCTTGAATACTACAACCAACAGATTGTAAACTCCTTTATGAGTGCAAAGCCTCTATTTAGAGACCCAGAAACAGCTTCGCAATTAGAAGCTGAAATGGCTCCAGTAGTGCAAGCACTCAACGGTACGGGTCGCTATAGCTCCGCACAGGAGGTCCTTGAGACAGCGTACAATTATGTGGTTAATGGCAATCCGACCTTTTCCCGTTTGCAGTCTAAAATAACGGCAGGTCAGGTAGTCCAACAGCAGCAAGCGACCACTCAAAAAGCAAAGCAAGCTGCAAAGTCAATTACTGGCTCCGCTGGCAGTGGAACCCCCAGAGTACAAATAAAAGATATTCGGGATAACCTTGCCAAGCGCTTCAGTGGAGAATGAGCCTTGAGGTTATCCCATAAATTATAAGGGATAATTCAAATGGCTAATTTAGAAGAGGCAGTAGTAGCAACCCTTTTCGACCAGTCGGATTCTATTGCGGATGAGGTATTGCACCATAATCCGCTTCTTTCCACGCTGGACGAGCAGGGACTAATTCGTAAGATTTCCGGTGGTTATGAGCTTCGTAAGCCAATCA